GGCTCAAGGGCCCGGTTCGCGGCCAGCCCCTTGCGGGTCTGACGGTTGGCGCGCCTGAGGCGTTCGGTCAGGACGAGCAACTGTTCCGCGTGCGTGCAGAGCTTCTTTCCGTCGCGGTGGTTGGGCCAGAACGCGATGCCACGCTCTCGCAACAACCGCCTCTCGACCCTGCGGAGGACGTGATTCCACGGGTGGACGTGCGGCAAAACGCCGAGCACGCCCTGGATGTCCGCGTTGGGCAGGATCATCCCCCGCTCAAGTGACTCGGTCAACGCATAGACGGCGTCGACGAGTTTGTTGATGTGCTCTTTCGTCTCGAACGTCAGCATACAGCCTCCCCGTTGGGGTCCACTCCGAAGCATACCAGGCCATGCCTTGCCAGGGCACACCATGCCCGGTCCCACCGCGTTGATCGCTTGAACAACAGCCCCGTTGGGGCCCAAACCCCGCCGAGCCTGGCCGGGCCCCGCCTGGCCCGCCCGAGCCACGCCGGGCCCGAACTGACTCACCCCGCCCGACGCTTCGCCCCGATCGGCTTCAGCTCGGCGGTGAACATCCCGTAAGGCCCCGGGCTCTTCGGCGACGACGGCCGCCAGTCGCCGATGCCCGAGAGCTTCCCAGCCAGCTCGAACATCCGCGACAGCACCTCGGGCGTGATCGCGGGCTCGCTCACGGCGATCTGACCGGAGACGCTCCAGTCGTCGAACCGGGCCCGCACCCGGACATGCTTCGAGGTGTTGACCTTCGCCCGCTTGATGGACAGGTCGAACCCGAGCTTGCGGGCCTTGTCGACGTGGGCGGCGAACGGCTCGTCGCGGAACCGGGCGATCGACGCGAGCGGGATCAGCTCGCCGTTGCACCGGAACTCGCAGTAGTCGGACATGATGAGCAGTCCCGACTGGCTCAGCGACTTGAACGTCGCCTTGCCCTTGTGCGGCAGCTTCGCCCCGGCGTTCCGGAGCGCCGCCATGACGCATTCCTGCGGCATCGCGAGGTGTTCGCCGTCGTGGTAGAGGTACGTCTGCCACGTCCACGGCGGCGAGCGGTCGTCGCCCGCGACGCTCACGCCGCTGTTCGTGGGGTCCTTCCGCCACGCCATGAGTTCGTCGCTCTGGATGACGTCGTCGGCGTGCATGAGCAGGGGCTGCGTGCCCCGGAGCGTGAAATCGAATTCCATCGTGGATTCCCTTCCTGCCTCGTAGGAGGCCCTTTGCCTAGCAATCCGTAACAGGCCCTGCCGAGCCGCGACAAAGCAAGCCCAGCCACATTGAATCCGTCAATGTTCGGTGCCCCGTTGGGGCCCATGCCACGCCCGGGCCGAACTCACCCCGCCGCGCCATGCCTTGGCCGAACCCGCCAAGCCTCGCCCGCCGAGCCGTATCTCGCCTAGTTGGCTTCATGGACGTCAACCCCATCGGGGCCCATACCAGGCCACAACCAACCAGGACTCAGCCGGACTCGCCCTGGCCCGCCCAAGCCTGCCTCGGCTCTGCACGACTAGGTATCGGGCACCGCCGTGCGCCTCTTCAATAATCACACGGATGAAATCGCATCATGGGTTGGGCCAACCGTCGGGCAGACGGCCGCACATCTGCACGAGCATTCCGTGCCGGCTCGGGTCGTTCGCCAGCCAGTTGATGACATCCATCCGGTCGAACCGCCGATCCTTGCGCCCCGGCAGCCGCCGCACCGGCAACCCGTCGACGTCCGCCATCCTCCGCACCGTCGCCGTGCAGACGTCCAGCGCCCGCGCCAGGTCGCTCACGTTCATCGTCGCCGCGTCGATCATAGAAAATCCTTATCCCTCCCGCATCGGTCACACCCTAAACAATATTGATGCGTCTGTAGCTTTCCGCCTCCGCAGAAGCCGCACACCCAAACCCCGCCGACGTCGCGCCACACGTTCTGGTCGCTGTTCATCGTCCCGCTCATCCACGTCGGCGACTCGCCGAGGAGATGCGAGAACGAGAACCTCGGCCCCTCCCACGGGTTCCCCGGGTCGACCCGGTTCATCACCCTGAACGCGGTTTCCAACTCGACGTTCAGATATCCCCTCAGCCGACCCGCCGACCGTTCCTTCCTCGGTCGCACCTCGCGGCGGATCTTGACGTCCGTCTCGGTCCGCACGTGGGCACGGTACGCCCGCTCTCGCTTCCGCATGGCCCGGTCGAAGTTGTCGAGCGCCCGGGCGGTGTCCGCCTCGACCTCGACCCAGTGGCGCCGCCCCGCCGCGTCGGTGTAGGGGACGAGCTTGGTGGGCATCGCGTGCACTCCGTTAACTTCGCACAGACTCATATCTTAGTCGTCGTCCGGGTGCTTAAAGTATACTGAGCAAAGGACCGGCAGAGCGAATGCAAGGGAAGAAATCTCCCCATGAAGACACGCAAGCGCCCGTCAATCCCGCAGAATCCCTACGTTTTGCGGGCAATCGCGACCCTCCGAGGGCGCGGCTGGGCCGACGTCGACACGATGAAGGCGATGCGCATCTCGCGCCGCACCTACTTCGCCTGCGTCGCCGCCATCCGGGAACGCAAGGAACGCGCCGAACGCGATGACTGAACTTCGAACCTGCACCGTCGTCGCCCCGCCCGACCCCGTGGCGTGCCTGCGCTGCGCCGTGATGGAGCGCCCCGACAACCACGCGCACGGCTCGACCGCGCTCAACTTCACCGCCCCCGTCGCGAAGCACGCCGCCGCCCTCACGTCGCGCCTGTGGAAGCCCGGCCGCACCCTCCGCGTCCGCATGATCGGGGGCAAGCGCAAGAGCCGAGCCATCGCGGGCGACGCGCTCTCGGAATGGATGGAATACACCTCGATCCGCTTCGTCCCCGTCCGCGACAACGGCGGCGCCGCCGAGATCCGCATCGCCTTCGACCCGACGCTCGGCAGTTGGTCGATGCTCGGCACCGACGCCCTGCTGATCCCCGAGCCCCAGCCCACGATGAACCTGGGGTGGGACGACATGGGCACGGCCTTGCACGAGGTCGGGCACATGCTCGGGCTGATCCACGAGCACCAGAACCCCGACGCGAACATCCCGTGGGACGAGGAAGCCGTCTACCGCTTCTACGCCGGCCCTCCGAACAACTGGCCCCGGGCGACGACGAAGGCGAACGTCCTCGACGTCTACAACCAGCGGCTCATCACCAACGGCGGGTACGACCCGGCGAGCATCATGCTCTACCCCGTCCCCGCCGCCCTCCTGCGCCCCGAGGGACGCTCGCGGGCGACCGGGTTCAACCGCGTGCTGTCCCCCGGCGACAAGGCCCTCGGGCAGCGACTCTATCCCCCCCTCGGCATCAAGGACCACCTCGACAAGCTGCTCTCAGGCCCGAAAGGATGACATGATCGACCGCATCAAGGCCACCCTCATCATTCGCTCGATCCTGTCGTTCCTCGGCACCGCCCCCGACGCGCTCAAGGACCACCTGAACGTCGCCGAGCTGATCCGCATCGCCGTGACCACGGTGCTCGCGGGCGGCGGAGCCTACGAGGTCTTCCGCGCGCTCGCGGGCTCCATCGACCAGTGGGTCGCCCCCGGCGACGTCGGGCTCGTCACGGCGGTCTGCGTGCTGGTGATCGAGGTCTGGCGGAGGCTGCGCCAGGGCGACAAGGTGATCGACGTGGCCGCGTTCCCGCACCCGGACGATTACGACAAATCCATCGGCGGATGAGTTGCCGTGATTCGACTCATGTCTGAGGATCAAGACAATGACCGATCACGACACGGAGGCGCCGCCGATGCCGTCAAGCCAATCCCTCTTCGCAAGCACCGCCGCCGCGACTGGAGGGTCGATCACGTGGCTCTTGACCACGATCCTCAAACATGGCCCGTCGTGGGACCTCGTGCCCCCGATCCTCTTCTCGGCGGCGTCGCTGACGGGCGCCGTGGTGGCGTACAAGCGGGCGCAGGTCGAGACGAGGGTCCGGGAACTCCAGGCGGCGCAGGAGATGCGGCACCGGGACGAGATCCACGCCCTGAAGATGGACGCCGAGCGGCGACGCATCGGGGAGTCGCCCGGGAGTGCCTGACGCTGGTCGTCTGCGCCCTGGCGGTGCTGGCGGAGCTGGCGTTCTTCGTGCTGGCGTTCCTCTGCCTGCCGCTGATCCTCGCGACGGGCGCGGTGTGCGGGGCGATCGGCCTCGTTCGGATGTGGTGGATCAAGCGATGAGCGACCCGGTTCACCACCCGAGCCACTACAACAGCCACCCCGCCCGGTGCGAGTGCGGCCGGCGGATCGAGTGCATCGACGTCACCCGGCACATGGGGTTCAACTTGGGGAACGTCATCAAGTACCTCTGGCGCGCGGGGCTGAAGGGCTCGACGGTGGAAGACCTCGAAAAGGCCCGGTGGTATCTGACGGACGAGATCGACCGGGCGTTGAAGGCGAAGGAACAGGGGTGACGGCGTGGGGCGACCCCTCAAGGACATCGACGAGAACCGCGTCGCGGAGCTGGCCTACGGCGGTGCGTCGAACCGGGAGATCGGGGACCTGATCGGGGTCGACGACAAGACGGTCAAGAACCGATTTTCCGCATTGCTGGCCAAACAAAGGGCGCGTCGGCGGTTCGCCATCCGCGAGGCCCAGACGCGGCTCGCGATGGACGGCAACCCCACCATGCTGATCTGGCTCGGCAAGCAAGAGCTGGGGCAGCAGGACCGCCAGACCGTCACGCACCGGGGCGACGACGACACGCCCCGCATCGTCCCCCGGGGCGGCGTGCTGCCGAAGCGAAAGGGCGTCGGTGCTGACGGAAGCGGACGTCGGTCTTGACCTGCGGCTCCGCCGGGCGATGGAGTCCGGCACGCTGCCGAAGTTGCTCGTGGTGTGCGGCCCGGCCGGGACGGGCAAGACGTACGCCATCGTGCAGACGCTGCACCTGATCGCGGCCGACCTGCCGAACGTCCGCATCCTGATCTGTCGCCGCACCCGCGCGAGCCTGACCGAGTCGGTGTGCGTGACGCTCGAACAGGAGATCCTGCCCTCCGACGGCATGGGCTCCGTCGCCTCGGGCGCGTCGCGGCACAACCGCCAGAGCTACCGCTACCCGTCGGGGTCGGAGATCGTCCTCGGGGGGCTGGACAAGCCCGACCGCATCCTCTCGACCGCCTGGGACATCGTCTACGTCAACGAGGCGATCGAGCTGGACGCGACCGCCTGGGACACGCTGTCCTCGCGGTTGGGTCGCCCCGGGCGTTCGACGGACTTCGGCTACCTGATCGGCGACACGAACCCCGGCGACCCGTCCCACTGGATTCGGTCCAGGTCCGTCGCGGGCGAGCTGGAACTCTGGGACACCACGCACCGGGCGAACCCGGCGCTCTACGACGAACGCCGGGGCGAGTGGACGGCCCTCGGTCGCGAGTACATGGCGCGGCTCGACCTCCTGTCGGGCACCCGCCGCAAGCGCCTCCTCGAAGGCTTGTGGGCGGCCGGCGAGGGCCAGTGGTTCGAGACCTTCGGCGACGGCCACGTCTCCCCGCTCGCCGAGTTCGACCCGGCGTTCCCGGTGCACCTCGCGATCGACTGCGGCGTGCACACCGCCGCCGTCTGGTTCCAGGTCAGGAGGGGCGACGAGCCCCGCGTGAGCGTCTTCGGCGACTACTACGCCTTCGGACTCCCCGCGTCCTCCGCCGCCGAGGCGATCCGGGTCCGGACGGCGGAACTCTGCGGCGGGCGGTACGACCGGGGCACGATCGACCCCGCCGGCCGCTCCGCGACGTCGATCGGCCCGACGGTCCTCGGCGAGTACGAGCGGGCGGGGCTCAGGGGTCTGGTCGGCTGGCCGAGCTACCCCGGGAGCGTCGCCGACGGGCTCGCGTTGCTCGAGTCCTTCGTCGCCGTGGACCCGCCCGGCCTGGCCGTGCACCCCCGGTGCCGCAACCTCATCGAGGCGTTCAGCAACTACCGCCGTGCCAAACGCGGCGGGCAGTGGATCGACCGCCCCGAAGACCCCCAGCACCCCCACGAGGACCTGATGGACGCCCTCCGCGGCGGCCTGATGGACGTGTTCCCCGAGGGCCGCAAGCCCCAACCTCTGATGCGTCGGATGCCGGCGCGAAAGGTGTTCTGAGATGGCGAAGACCCCGAAGACCCCCAAGGCTCCCAAGGGCGGGCCGAAGAAACCGTGCAAGACCGCCAGAATGGCGGACGTCGCCGCCTTCGCCCGCAAGAGCATCGAGGGGGCGATGGAGTGGGGGACGGCGCGGGTGTTCGTGCCGGCGGGCTGCTGACGATGAGCGACCGGCCCCGATACGGCGACCCCGACTTCGAGTCCCGCCGCACCGCCAAGCCCGACGACTCGCTCGACGTGAGCCGCGTGCGGAACGGGTTCGTCGTCTGGCCCCCGGTCCGTGCCGACTTCCGCGACATCACCACGGCCCACGTGTTCAGCACGCCCGAGGCCCTCGCGTCGTTCGTGCTGAAGTGGGCGAACGAGCACATGGGCGAGAAGACCTGAGACCCCCATGCCCCTCCGCGACCTCGACGACCGCGAGCCCTGGCGCCGACGCCACCCCGAGTGGGAGGAGTTCCAGGTGCGCTGGCGGTGGCTGCAGGACTCCCTCGAGGGGGGCGAGCGCTACCGGAACGCCGTCTACGGCACCGACCGCCGGGGCCTGCCGATCCGCAACCTGATCCGCCACAAGCGCGAGTACCCCGACCCCCGCGAGGTCGGCTCGGGCGCCCCGTTCATGAACCTGACAGTCGAGCCCCCGGGCACCTACGCCAGCGACGACGACTACGAACTCCGCCGCGCCCGGACGCCGGTCCCCGACTTCACCGCCGAGGCGATCACCCGGCACCTCGAA